ATAGCATCTCTTTTTCCTTTCTTATCTACTGGACCTGGGGTGCTGATTCCAAATACCATGCTAGGGCTTTCTCTCCTAGCACTACTACTAGTAATTCCTCTGACATCGTCTAATAATAATCCTTGATTGTCTAAAACATCTGTAAAAGGATGTTTTGGCTTTAGGGCAACTTCAGGGTCTCCGATTGTGTTATTTTCGTCTGCTGATTTATTATACTCAGCTGTTGGTACTCGTCCAGTATTTCCAGAATTATCATCATCAACAGTTTCTACAACACTTTGAGTTGCAGCCATACCTGGCACCATAAAATTCATAGAATCATCAAGAACACAGCCCATCCAGAAATATTTTTGACCCGGTCCGTCAACACCAATTACTAAAACTTGTGTTCCTACATCGGGCGGAACCATCCACATGCCGTAACTTTTTTGTGTATCATTATAATCATTATTTGGGCCGGTTGCACTGACCGGAGTTACTCCGTAAAACGGGCTTAGATATCTTGCTTGCACTAGCTGTGATTCGCTGGTACCTCCGCCAACAGGCCTAAGTATTTCAACTTCCAATATACCCATGTAGGTGGGATCGAGATTACTGACCACTTTTGCCAGATAAGGCCCTGGGCTAAAATTTTCATCCTTGGATGAATAATCACTATGATCAGCCATATGTCGATTCTCCTGGTTCTTGATTTGCAGGTGCTGGATCTGTAGGCGGAGTACTAGTACTTAAACTAACTTTGTAACTGCCTGGTCCTGGAATCTGCTGGCTTGGACGTCTATTGCCTTTCAAAGTTTGCGTGAACTGGCCGCCTTTAAAGTGATTTACTACAGTTAATAATTTGTATAATCCGCTGAACATTAACACCGGTGCCGTTTTAGTTGATTTTCCAAAATCGTATAAACCAGTTGATTGATTAATATCGATAGGTGATCTAAAATTAACAATAATGTCTACTTCTCCGTTTTGATGGTTAATACTGCCATCGCTATTAAGATTAGAATATTGACTTGGTGTTGCTGTATAATTTGATATACCGCTATGTGCAATATAATAAGGATCACCTATAATGGTCATTTCTAATTGTTGCATTGCGCTTTGATCTTGTATTGCATCATGAAATAATTTTGAAGCACGAGTATCTTCAGTTTCTAAGCCGCCACCTGCACCTTTTTTATCTAGTTTAGTTGCAGTTGTGCTATGTCTTACACTTGTTGGAATTGTTCCCGGAGCTGTAGATGGTGCTTTGCCTTTTGGTATTGGTTGTAGTTTTTCTGCATCAGAAGTTGAACCGCTGGCGCTGTCGGCTACAACAGCATCTCCTGTACGTTTAATCGAAGATGCTCCCATGATTGCTGAAAATGATGTGTCTATTGATACGTTAAACGTTATTATATCTATGTTCTTGCCAGTATAAATGTAATCATATTGTTTGACAATTTCATAAGATAGCGCATCATATCCGGCCGGTTTACTATTTGGTGCAGAAACGGCGCCACTATGTACTTTATAAGGAACAACTCGATATACGATAATTTTAGGTTTAGTACCAGTTGTGCCCATGTTTGAATTGTCAGTTATATTGTATACCTGGATGTCAATTCTCCACCAAGTTCTAAATCCACTTTTATCTACAGCACCTTCGCTTAGAGAAATTGGTGCGTAATCGCTGTTTAATAACACAGTATTGATAGCAGTAGCAATATCTGTATCTTGACTAAATCTAATGTCGCTTATTTGCGGATCTGCAGGATTCTGACTTCTTATGATATTGCCTTTTTCATCATAAACTTTTCTATCTTTACCAACAGGGGTGTCGCCTTTTCTAGTATCACTATACCCCATCTTTGCTTTTCCTAAAATATTAACATCTTTAGGATCTTGTACCAATGTTGTATTTTCTGGAATTGAGCTTTGTATTAAACCCAATTGTTTAGTTACCGCATCTGCTGTTGCTTCACTGACAGACACAGTTGCTCCTGTGTTATCTTCCGACGAGCCGGCACCGGGAGGTTCTGATGCAATATTTTGTGGAAATGTTATATAAATCCTATCAGGAGTATTAACTACTTTTTCTGCTTTCAATTGCTGAAGACGTTTGTTCAACATAACTTGTAAACTTTTGGATCCCGTTTGTAACACTTCTTGTACAGTGAGTCCTGAAATACTTGAATCGTTTTTAATCTGACTAACGTGAGCACTTTGCCCTTTACTATTAGCACCTGTACATGTGCAAGTATACACAGCACCGTGTTCGTTAACAGTCATGGCAACATTTGTAAACATGAAAGGAATTTTTCGACTAGTTTGCGGAATACTTACAATATTACCTGTTTCAGTATTTCCCCTAAAATCAATTGTTAATAAAAATGGACAATCGACCATGTAATTTAAGTGTCCAGCTTTTTGTCCAGCTTCTTGAATAGCTAACAAGAATCCGCCCATGCTGTAGGGTTCAGTAATTGTAAAAGATAAATTAAGCATGTTAGTGCTGCTAGTACCTTCCATGCCCATGCTACATTCAATCTCAACATTATCAATAAAAAAATCAAATTTTCCAAAATCTGATTTGACACGGTTGTTAGGATCTGCATTTGCAGATTTACACACTAGCGGCAATGTTTGGCCGTTCATATATTTTGAAGGATTAGCTAGTTGATCATCTGTTAATACAGCTATGCCTATCACATAATCATAGCTAGCGTAATTAAATAATGGGTTGGGGATTGGTAACTTTACACCTGGCAATGGTTTAAATGCATTTCCAAGGCCGCCGCTGAGGAATCCAGCGATTGAAGCAATTGAAGTTAATGCGTTTGCAGGGCCTTCACTTAGAAAACTTGTTGCAGATGACAAGGCATTTGACACTGATGTAGTGGCAGAATTTATTGCACCTGAAACACTGTCAAAAAAACCCATATTATAAACCCAACGCAGTTGTTAATTCATTATTTTTACAAAGATAAATTTGTGTTCCAGGAACAAAATCTAATATTGGATCTTGTATTACATCTAAATTTCGTTGCATAAACACCCACCATAAATTTGATGTACCATACAAATCGTGTGCCAACAAATCAGGGCGATAAGCATACTGAGGTTCAATAGTATACAAGTAATCATCAACCGCAGTGCTTACTGGTCTAATACTTAAAATATCTAAGTAGTTATTTGTTATTTGTGTTTTATACCAAGGACTGGTATTAGAATAATTTGCCGCCATATTAAATATATCCAAATGAATTATTAAGATAGCCGCCACCAACAAATCTATCAAGACTAAAGTTGCGGGCACTGTTTCTACTGTATATTGGCTGTAGTGTTACACTAAACGAACTTTTAGTTGGAACATGTGTAACACCGCCACTAGTAGTTCCACCTAATCCTAATGAGCCTGCCAATCCAGCTATCTGTCCAACACCGCCAGCTATTGTACTTATTCCACCAGTAATACTGCCAAGGCCAGACACGGCTCCGCCCAATGCGCCGCCAATAGATTCTGCTAGGCCGCCAAGTCCGCCAGCAACACCTTCAATTGCTCCTGCCATACTTCCTACAACATTACAACCAATATAATCACAATCGTTAGGCAATGTGCAAGTAAAATTAGTCACAACCACTGGAACATTTTTAAACAAATAATTACCATAACCATTTAAGAAAATAATTGGTGGAGGGTTGCCTGCCTTAGGATCAGATCCTGTAAACATTTTGGTAAGACTTCTTAAATAATGCACTGATGCAATCCAGTACAATGCTTGTGTGCTGTCTTCTACATTCATTGGAGCGGTGATTGAAATACTGCCTGGGTCGCTGTTTTTAAATGCTTGGAATGTGTAGTTGGTATGGGTTGTGTCAATTTTGCTATAGCTTGCACTGCTTTGAAATTGAACTTGAGGAGTATAAGGAAATATAAGACCACCTGCATTGCTAAGGGGCTTTAGAACTGGACTGCTTTTAAAACTGGTCCACTTTGCAAGACTTAATCGAACACGCCAGTCTGCAGGATCTGTATTGTCGCTAAAACTAGAAATGGCGCCCATTATATCACCGGCGCCTTCGGCAAGTCCGCTAAGAGCTCCGCCCAGTCTACCGTCTTTTGCAAAATCAAGCAAGGTGCTGGCACTTGATACACCCGATGCAAAATTAGAAATTGCGTTTGCGCCGCCTGCAACGGAGTTTACTAGATTAGATGCATCTGTTAGTGAACCGAGATTAAAAGCCATAATATATTTTCCTTTTGGTATAATATTTAGTTGACTTTTTAATGTGCGTAGTTTATAATTATGTATAAGAGGATTCTTTTGAATGATACCAACGACACCTAAAGTGAATTACCTAAACAACAAGGATATGTTGTTAGAAATACATAGATCAAAAAGCTCATATTGCAGCTTTACTAAACCAGAATATCATCAATACGACATGATTGTTCCGAGTTTGGACAAAATTAACATCCGAACAGTTGCAGAAGCTAAACGTAACAGGGCCAAACGCATAGGCGACCTCGAATATACTACTCGTAAAAAAGCCGGTGAGAAAATTAAACAAGCAGACTGCGAAGTTGATTATAAAAAGATACCCAAAACAGATGTTGTTTTTAGAGTTATGACCTTTGATCATATTCCATTAAACAATACTCGTAAGAAAAATCCAAAAAGTCTAGCAGATCACCGAGACAAGGTAAATTTTCCACCGTTCCAACATTGGAAGTTTGATGACGAAACTGGAGAAACCCTAGTTTGTGTTGGTAAAAGTCATTGGAAGGGTCCGTTGGATACTGGACACTTTGACAAGGATGCGGGCCAAATTACTAACACTTTAGCGCGAATGATGTTAAAATTATGCGAGAGATACGCTACTCGCGGCAACGTGCGTGGCTACACATACAATGACGAAATGAAGGGTCAAGCTATTTTGCAACTGACGCAAATTGGATTACAATTTGATGAAAGTAAATCGGACAATCCGTTTGCTTACTTTACTGCAGCAGTGACTAACAGTTTTGTTCGTGTTATTAACATTGAAAAACGCAATCAAAATATCCGCGATGACATACTTGAGATTAATGGAATGAATCCAAGTTACAGCAGAACTGGTGCCGGAGAACATGCGGCCGCTGTTAAACGAAACGACGAAGCAGGACCTAGTGAATGAATTTATTCAAGAAAATAGCATGTTTTACCGACATCCACTTCGGTTTAAAATCTAATAGTAGTGTACACAATCAAGACTGCGAAGACTTTGTAGATTGGTATATTGCTAAGGCAAAGGAGGAAGGTTGTGATACAGGTATCTTTATGGGCGATTGGCATCATAACCGCAATAGCCTTAATATTACTACAATGGATTATAGTTTGCGGGCCTTGGAAAAGTTTGGGCAGGCGTTTGATAAGTTCTATTTCTTCCCTGGCAACCATGATCTGTATTATAAAGATAAACGGGACATACATTCAGTTGAGTTTGGAAAATATATTCCTGGCATCACTGTTGTACACGAGCCTGTTACTATTGGAGATGTCACACTTTGCCCGTGGCTCGTTGGTGACGAGTGGCGAAGTATCGGTAAAAAAGGC